AACTTAACGAACAGATTGAAAAGAATGTAAATCTGACTAAAGAAGTTTCTGAATTTCATAAAACAAAAGCAATCTTAGAAGTAACTGCTGATTTAGCAGAAACAGAAAAAGAAAAATTTGTTTCTATGGCTGAGAATGTTGAGTACGATAGTGCTGAAAAATTTAGAGAGAAACTAGAAACTATAAAAGAATCTTATTTCCCTAAGTCTAAGATAGAAGAAACTGCTTCGAAAGATGAAGTTGATTCTGTGGCGGCGAATGAGCCAGCTGTTGAAGCTAGTTCGGATGCTATGGCTGCATATACAGCCGCAATAACAAAAAACCTTAATTCGTTAAAGAATTAATGTTTGATTTAAATGTAAATAATAATAAGGAGAGATAAAAATGTATCTTACTGAAAACTTACAGGAAAAGTGGCAGCCAGTCCTAGAACATCCAGATTTGCCAAAAATCGAAGATGCTTATAAAAGAGCTGTAACTACTGTGATTTTAGAAAATCAAGAAAAATCAGTTAGGGAAGACCGAAGCTTTATGGCTGAGGCTGCACCAACAAACGCAACTGGTTCTAATGTTGATAACTTTGATCCAGTATTAATATCACTGGTTAGACGTGCTATGCCAAATCTTATCGCATATGATATTTGTGGTGTACAACCAATGACTGGTCCAACAGGATTAATCTTCGCTATGAAATCGAGATTTGGTTCACAGGCTGGTGCAGAAGCACTATTCAATGAAGCAGATTCAGACTTCTCTGCAAGAGATGCTGCTGGAGGTTCAGGATCCCCTGACGCCCAGGCTGGTACTAACCCTGCAACACTAAACGATTCACCTTCTGCTGGAACTTACACAACTGGTTCTGGTATGAGTACTACTCAGGCAGAGACTTTAGGTGATGGTACTGATGAGTTCGCTGAAATGGCTTTCTCAATCGACAAAGTAACTGTTACTGCTAAATCACGTGCTCTAAAAGCAGAGTACACAATGGAACTTGCACAAGACTTAAAAGCAATCCACGGTTTAGACGCAGAAACAGAACTTGCAAACATTCTTTCAAGTGAAATTCTTGCTGAAATCAACAGAGAAGTAGTTAGAACTATTTACTCACACGCAAAAGCGGGTGCTCAAGTAAATACAACTACTGCTGGTATCTTTGATTTAGACACAGACTCAAATGGTCGTTGGTCAGTTGAGAAATTCAAAGGGTTGATGTATCAACTAGAAAGAGATGCTAACGCTATCGGTCAACAAACTCGTAGAGGTAAAGGGAACATTATTATTTGTTCTGCTGATGTTGCTTCTGCATTACAAATGGCTGGTGTTTTAGATTACGCTCCTGCGTTGAACAACAACTTAAATGTTGATGACACAGGTAATACTTTTGCTGGTGTACTTAATGGTAAGTTTAAAGTATATGTTGACCCATATGCTGCTAACGTATCTGCAAGTCAGTACTATGTAATTGGTTACAAAGGAACTTCACCTTACGATTCTGGTCTGTTCTATTGTCCATACGTTCCACTACAAATGGTTCGTGCAGTTGGTCAAGACAGTTTCCAACCAAAAATTGGATTTAAAACTAGATACGGAATGGTTCAAAATCCTTTCGCAACTTCTGCTGGTACAGGTGCTCTTGATAACTCAGGCGCAGTTGCTGCTGGTGCACAAAACCTATACTACAGACGAGTTAAAGTTACAAACATTATGTAATTTCGATTCTTCTCGAAAAGTAGAAAAAAGGGGCTTCGGCCCCTTTTTTTAAGCCTTAATAATACCTCATAAAAACTCTTATAAATATAAGTATGACAACAACAAATATAATTAATAGAGAACCTTCTAAGAGTGATTATGCTAGTCCTATTCAGTTTAGGTTCAAGTGTACTAAACTTCCAACAGTAGAGTTTTTTGTACAGAGTGCTAACATACCTGGTATCAATCTAGGCTCAGCACAACAAAATACAACTCTGTATGATATACCTTTACCTGGCGACAAGTTGACTTTTGCAGCTCTTGATATGTCTTTTCTTGTTGACGAAAATTTAAATAACTATAAAGAGATACACGATTGGCTTCTTGGTCTAGGTTTTCCTAGTAAGAACGAACAGTTTCAAAATTTGCAGGCCTCTGGAACTGATAGATTTCCTGGTTCTGCTAGAAGTGCAGCCGTAACTGGTACATCTACACCACAACCTTTAAATGAAGGTGGTATATATTCTGATGCAGTACTCACAGTTCTAAATAGTAAAAATATTGCTAAGACAGAAATAAGATTTCAAAACATTTATCCAACATCTTTAGGTGGTTTAAATTATGATGTAAGACAAACTGATGTAGATTATTTAAGTGCTTCAGTTAGTTTTAACTACATGAATTATGACATAGTACAAATATCTACTTCATAGTAGAATAATATAGGATTTTATATAATGACAACAGCGTTTTGCTTTGGTAATGGTAATTCTCGTAAAGGTCTAAATCTAGACGACTTCAAAAAACACGGAACAGTAATAGGTTGTAATGCAATCTATCGTGATTTCACACCAGATATTGTTGTGGGATTAGATTCACAAATAGGTCACGAAATATATCGGTCAGGATATGCACACAAAAATACTTGTTATTTAGGATACTGGACACCTGTACCAATATTTGTTGCAAAAGAAATGATGAGAACTATGGCAGATAAAACTGACATTGTTTGGGGTGATAGTGAAGAAGTAGTTTATCATGGTGCTGATGGTGTGTTTACACTCACAAAAGGACATAACTTAGGTATGACCTATATCACTGGAGTAACTGACAATGATAAAGTAAAGGATATAGAACCAGATGTAGATGATTTTGCATATGCAACTGGCACTAGAAGTATCTATCTTGCTTGTGAGTTGGGTGCCAAAGAGGTTTATATTATTGGTCACGATTTATACAGTTTAGATAATAATATAAACAATGTTTATGCAGGTACAAAGGGATATGCTAACAAATATTCTATGGCATTTACACCTGATAATTCAGACGAGACATTTAACTGGATACTACAACATAAAAATACATTTAATAAATTTAAAGATGTTAATTTCTACAAGGTAAATAGACATACTACTGGCATATCAACAGTAGATTGTGAAATAGATGAGTGGAAAGGCTGCGATAATCTTACCTATATTACACAAAAAGAAATGGTTGAAGGCCTTGACAAACCAACCAAAAGGTGATATAATATTGTTATGACATTAGAAGAATTACAACAACAAGTAGATAGAGATTTTAAATTAGATGATACTGAACTAGATGCTGAGTCGATTAAGATACCTTTATTGCACAATAAGTACCTACAACACTTTAATAAGTTTTCTTTATTACTCAAGAAAGCAGAGTATGATTATAATACTTTAAGAAGACATAAGTGGGAATATTATACAGGCAAATCAGACCCTTCAGTTTATGCAGAGAAACCATTTGATTTAAAAGTATTAAAAGCAGACGTACACATTTATATGGACTCAGATGATGAGTTACAGAAGGCAGACCAAAAAGCTGCATATCTAAAACAAGTCGTTACATATCTTGAACAAGTTTTAAGAAGTATAAACAACAGGACATTTTTAATTAAAAATGCGATAGAGTGGAAGAAGTTTACTAGCGGTGCAATATAATGGAACATCAAAAAATATTCGCAACTAATATATTCTTATTAGATGACTTTATGCCTAGAACTGGTGAGATGAAAGCTTATATTCATGATTTATGGAAAGAAAGAGATTATGACACTAACTGGCAAACAAAGTCAGCAGATTTACATACAAAGAAAGAGTTTAAAAACTTTTCAGATTTAATTATAACGACTGGTAAAGAGATATGTGTTACTCTAGGTTATGATGTAGAAGATTTAATTATTACAGATATGTGGGCAAATGTTTTAAAACAAAATGAACATCACCCTGCTCACACACATTCAAATAATTTTTTAAGTGGCACTTATTATCTGCAATCAGACCAAGGTGCAAGTATAGTTTTTCATGACCCAAGACCTGCGGCTGATGTTATAGTACCTAAAAAAATTGAAACGAATAATTTAAATGCTAGTCTATTAAGTTATGCATCAAAAACAAATAGAGCAATATTTTTTCCTGCGTGGTTGCCACATTGGGTGCAACAAAATAATTCAAAAAATAAACGTATAAGTATAGCCTGGAATATGCAAGTGAAAGGTCAGGTAGGAGAACATCATGAGTTTCAATCAGCCAATCTCTAAAGACAAAGTTTATAATTACATATATTATTATCCACAAGTATTAGACTCGGTCGCTTGTGATAGTATAGTAAATCATTATAGTAAAGATACCTTTGATAAGTGGCAAACTTCAACTTTTGCAACAACAAGTTCAAACACAGGAACATCTAAAGTTGATATGAAAGAGTTTTGGATTACACCACATCATTTAGACTATCAAGTTATACAAAAAGGATTTGAAATAGCCGTAAACGATTATACATCAATACACGATAAAATTAAAATACAAGAATACACAAACTTTAGAATTAACTGTTATGAAGCAGGAGGTTTTATGAAAGAACATATAGATAATATACATCATAGTCATGGTCAAAAACAAGGTTATCCACATCTAACATCTTTAATATTTTTAAATGATGATTATGAGGGTGGTGAGTTTGTATTATGTGGTGAGCCTCTAGAAAAGAAAAAAGGTTCAGCAGTTGTTTTTCCATCAAACTTTATGTTTCCACATGAAGTTAAAAAAGTTATTAGTGGTGATAGATATAGTGTGATGACATGGATACTTTAATACTAAAAAAGAAAAATGAAGTCTATATAACTGTTGATTGTGACCGTAACATTCAACAAGAGATATCAGAGTTCTTTACATTCTATGTACCGGGTTACAAGTTTATGCCTGCATTCCGTAATCGTATGTGGGATGGTAAGATAAGATTATACTCTCAAAAAACAAAAGAGATATACTTTGGGTTGTTTCCATACATTAGAGCCTTCGCTGAAGAAAGAGGATATAATATTGTATCAGAAGAAGGTGTTGAGGTTAATAATAAAGTAGATAAAGATGTTGTCAAAAAATTCTCAAACAGTCTAGGTCAGAAGTTTGAGGCAAGAGATTATCAGATAGACGCCATATATCATAGTTTAAAGTTTAATAGAGCGTTGTTATTAAGTCCTACAGCATCAGGTAAGTCATTCATCATATATTCGTTAATACGTTACTATTCTCATCTAATCAAAGATACCCCTAACAATCGAATATTATTGATTGTACCGACAACCTCGTTAGTTGAACAGATGTATTCTGACTTTGAATCATACGGTTGGGATGTAAAGAAAAATTGTCATAGATTGTATAGTGGATATTCAAATCAAACAGATAAGAAAGTTCTTATATCGACATGGCAGAGTTTATATAAATTACCAAAAACATATTTTGAACAATTTGGTTGTGTCTTTGGTGATGAAGCACATTTATTTAAATCTAAATCGCTTACAGAGATTATGACAAAACTTGAAGATTGTAAATATCGTATTGGTCTTACTGGTACACTAGATGGTGCTCAGACACACAAACTAGTATTAGAGGGATTGTTTGGTGCTGTCAATAAAGTTACATCTACAAGAAAACTAATGGACAAACAACAGCTATCTAATCTAGTTGTTCGTTGTTTAATTTTAAAACACACAGTAGAAAATAGTAAAATGGTTGCAAGTGGTAAATATCAAGATGAAATAGACTATCTAGTAAGTAGTAAATCGAGACAAAACTTTATTCGTAATCTGGCACTTAAATTAAAAGGCAACACTTTAGTTTTATTTCAGTTAGTAGAGAAACATGGTAAGAATTTACATGAGATAATAAAAAAGAAAGCAGATGCTGACCGAAAAGTTTTTTATATTTTTGGTGGTGTTGAAGCAGACGAAAGAGAAGCAATAAGGGGGATAGTAGAGAAAGAAAAAGATGCCATTATAGTTGCAAGTTACGGAACATTTAGCACTGGTGTTAATATTAAAAATCTACACAATATTATATTTGCAAGTCCTTCTAAGAGTAGAATAAGAAACCTACAAAGTATAGGTCGTGGTTTAAGATTAGGTGATAATAAAGTCAATGCTACCTTGTATGATATAGCAGATGATTTAACTTATAAATCTAAAGAAAACTTTACATTAAAACATTTTCAAGAAAGGATAAACATCTATACAGAGGAAGAGTTTGATTA